CGTAGATATCACTAGGTTGGACTCGATAGACTCTTCAGAAGATTACGATATGTACCGCATCTTTACAAAGGATGGGGCGCTATCTCTAAAGTTCTCCTATGATTATGATAACAAACACCTTTTGAAAGAAACACAGAACTCCAAGAGGTTAAACACACCGAACACACCTGATTACATAGATGGAGGTGTTATAGAGGTTGGAGAGAAGATTCTTTACCTATTGTGCAAATTCCATAACGGCGAGCCTATAATGGAGGTCGGCCGTTCATATATCTCCACAGAGCTAGATTTATTCTTGGAAGCTTACAAGAACTTGCATGGGCAGAGTGTAGGAAGGTTAACTTACAAAGGTTTAAACAACCAGTTCATAAAGGATAGTAATATGAGGGACATATTTGGGGATGAGCAAATCAAGGCTATAGACGAGAACTCGGATTTCTTAAAGATAGAAAAATTAATTTCCTGTTTAAAAAAAGAGATAAACTCATTAAAGTCAAAACTCCCAGACGTGACAACAGGATTGATACTAGGTGGTGCAACACCCAGTAATGTGTTTGTTAGCAGAGAAGGGGTTCAATTTGATGACCTTAGAAACCTGTGTAAAGGCCATGTGTTTTCAGACATTGCGGATATAACCCTCTCCTTTGGTCTTGGTCCCCTAGTGGAGATAGACATTATTAAAAATTTCTGTAGTAGCTTGGGGGTGGATTACGACAAGCCTCTTTATGACCTTTTTTATGCAGTAGAATTAAGGAAAAAGTGTATCTCCTATTTGATTAGGTACCTCAAGGAAGTGTATTTGTATGAGTCCCAAAGGGTCTATGAAATAGTCAGGATTATTGACGAGTTTTCTCTCTCTTACGAGAGGATGTGTAAAATACCTGCTTTTGAAGAGAACAGGGAGTTTATCAGGAAGAATATCACAGAGCCTGTGCTAGAAGATGGTCCTAACAGCTAGACTCTTCATCTCTCAGCTGCTTTATTAATTGAAGTAGTTTTTTTACGTCCTCTTTGTTTTTCTTGGACTTGACCATAAAGTCTGCTCTTTGCCTAAAGGTGTCTTTACTTATGCCGAATTTCTCCCTAATACTCTTTACCATGTCGGGGTCGATATCAAAATTATCCATACCCATATATACACTAAAAATTTAGAATTAGTCCCCGTAATACATATTATCTTGTATGATTGTAAAGCTCTATAAACCCAACCCTAGAAACACAGGGTGCGCCTTTAGTTGCGACCTTGGGAGTGTTGTACAAACAGGAGAACCTTGTGTGTATGTAAGGGCTGTCAGGCAGTATTCTTGGGACCAGTCAAAGAGGACTGGGTCTTTCGCTAAGAACGCTAAAAACCCAGAAACGTCTGTTTCGATAAAGTTGAACGAGACAGAGATTGGAGGTTTAATAAACGCCATAGAAAATTACACGGAGTTCTCAGCTTACCATTCTTTTGAGGACAACAAAACCCAGATATCTTTCAAACCTTGGAAGAGGGATGGGAGACCGAACGCTTTCTCTTTTGGTATTGTCAGGAACTCTACTAACAAGTTTGGGATTGGTGTTGAAATGTCAGAGGCTTACTGTCTATTGGAGTTCTTTAGGTTCTCCCTTCAGGAGTTATACGCTTATCGTTTTAACAAAAATGAAGAGCTGAAGTCTCGGTCATGAAGAAAAAAGTAATCATCCACTCTAACTTCTGCAAAGCATTCACTGGCTTTGGTAAAAATAAGAAGAATATACTTAGGTATCTATACGATACAGGAAAATATGAGCTATTTGAGCTAGCTAACGGTCTTCAGTGGGAAGACCCAAGGACTAAGTTGGTGCCTTGGGAGTGTAGAGGTGCCACACCCTCCCCGGCTCAGTTAGCAGCACTTGACGCAAAGAGCCGAAGGGCGGAGGGTTACGGTTATACTCTGGTGGACAAAGCCGTAAAGGAGTTTAAACCAGATGTCTATATAGGCATAGAGGATATATGGGCATTTAACAATTACCATCATAAACCTTGGTGGAACAAAGTCAATTGTATGGTGTGGACAACCTTGGATAGCCTTCCGATTTTGCCACAAGCTATCCAATACGCACCTAAAATAAAGAACTATTTTGTCTGGGCTAGTTTCGCAGAGAAAGCTATGCAAGAAATGGGTTACGATCATGTGAAAACACTGAGAGGATCTTTGGATACTGACAATTTTTATCGGATGCCAGACGAAGAACGTGGAAAATTAAGGTCTTACCATGGTATTAGTGACGAGTTTGTAATAGGTTTTGTCTTCAGGAATCAACTTAGAAAGTCTGTTCCTAACCTTCTGGAAGGATTCAAGCAGTTCAAGTCCAAGAACCCAGATTCAAAAGCCAAACTACTCCTTCATACCCACTGGGGTGAAGGCTGGGACATAAAGAGTCTAATGGAGGAGAAGGGCATAGGCAACATGGATGTATTGACAACATACGTCTGCAATTCATGTAGCAAGTACTATATCAGCCCATTCAAAGGGCAACAAACTGACTGTCCTTCTTGCGGCTCCAAAAAGTCGGTGAATACTACAAACACAAAAAAGGGTGTTTCGGAAGAACAGCTCAATGAGATTTATAACCTCATGGACGTTTACTGCCACCCGTTTACCAGCGGTGGTCAAGAGATACCTATTCAAGAAGCCAAACTTACAGAACTGGTCACGCTTGTGACGAACTACTCATGCGGAGAGGATAGCTGCTCTGATGAGAGTGGGGGGTTCGCTTTGGATTGGAGTGAGTACAGAGAGCCGGGAACGCAATTTATAAAAGCTAGCACAGACCCCAACCACATACACTCTATGCTGGAGCATGTTTATGGGATGACAAATGAGGAAAAATCTGAGATGGGGGCCAAGTCCCGAAAATGGGTGATAGATAACTTTTCTGTCGAGGTTATCGGAAAAAAATTAGAGTCTATTATAGATAATATGCCAGACGTTGATTATGACTATGAGACCACTCACAAGGTCATGGATGCCGATTATAACCCACCAGAAGGTCTAAATTCAGACGAGTATATTGTAGATCTTTATGAGAATATAGTTAAAGAAGGTGTAGACAGAAGAAGCACAGGGTTTAAACATTGGAAAGGTGAGTTGGCTAAAGGTATGAAAGAAGAAGCCCTACTCACTCATTTCAAAAACATAGCTAAGAAACATAACTTAGATGCTAACAAACCTAAGCTAGAGGACTTGCTTAGTGACGACGAAGGTAAGAGAATCGCTATTGTTATACCAGAGTCAGAGACGGATGTGCTGCTTGTTAACTCCCTTTTGGGTCAATTAAAAAAGAATTATAAACAATATAATATCTACATCTTTACAAAACCTGAGTATTTTGACTTTATAGAGGACAACCCAAACACTCACAAGATTTTGCCATACAAAAAAGAGCTTGATAATACATTTTCCTTAGAGGGGAGAGGAGGGGAAAGGGGTATGTTCGAAATGGTATTTTACCCTAGCGTGACGACACAAAAAAATCCATGCTATATACACAATGGTTTGAGTAAAAATCAGTTTTCATTAAAGTAATGTCTCATCTAGTAGAAGAATACGCAAAGAACCTAGGGGTTAAAATAGGGAAGCCTATTGTCAACCAGCATTTTTTTCCCATAGAGTTTAATAACTACATAGTGATTAGTGGAGACTCTTCGACGGCGTCAAAAACCTACAAGAGTTATACAATAGTGTTAGGGTTTCTATCCTCCTTTCTAGAAGAAAGGGACATAAAGGTGGTCCAGTTAGGTGGCGACAAACCCTTAAGAGGGGTTAATAAACATGTCTCATGCAGCTTTAAAAATACCGCATATTTAGTTTCTAAATCGATGCTATACATAGGGCCAGACAACTACCTAGCTCAATACGCCAGTTCTATAGGAGTAAAAACAGTAAGTATATTTGGGAATAGTTACGCTAATGTCACCAAACCATTTTGGAGCAATAGACAGGATTCTATTTGTTTAGAACCTGATTGGGACTCTAGGCCATGCTATTCCAACCATGATCCGAAGGATAATATAAACAAAATTAAACCGGAAGAGGTGGCCAATTCAATCCTTAAGTTACTAGGGCATGAAAAGAAAGTCGATATAGAGACTTTCCACATAGGTAAACACTACAATCAACCTATCATAGAGGTCATTCCTACTGAAATAATAACAGGTCTGCCCAAAGAAGTGTATCTGAGGGCTGATTATGGTTTCGAAGAGGAGGCTTTTATGTATTATTGTGAAAATCACAAAGTTACAGTTATATCAGAAGGGTTGATTCAGTTGAGTGTCTTGAAGAGCATAAAGCACAATGTAAAGATGTTGATGTTCGCTTTGGATGCTGAGACAGACAAAATACCTAAAAAGTACTTTGACGTTTTAGCCAGCTGGAAAATAAAAATTATTCTTTTGTCTGAGAAAGACTCAGATCTAGGAGTTTTGAGAAATAGATACTTTGATGTCGATGTACACCCCAGATATAAAGGTGCTGAGAGAATGGAGCTGCCTGACTCTTGCAAGTTTTCGACTAACAAATACATTCTTGAGGCAGATAAAAAATATTTTAGCTATGCTCATTACAAAAAGGGTCTTGACAACGACAACAATGTGTTGGATACTCCAGAATATTGGGACGAACTAGACCATTTTTACATTTATGAGCAAAAAGAAAACAGCGAAAAAAGTAGCTAAAAAAGCTGCGGCGAAGAAGGTTTTTGGACCGGATGTTTACCAAAGAGATGACCATGGCCTTCTAAAGAATCAAGACTATGTATTCAATGAGGATGGGTCTATTGATTGGAGATCTATGATCAAGCCTGATTTTCTTTACCCTAATAGGGACTGGTTCACAATTAGGAGCAAACCTGTCCCCGATTCGACAGAAGGTTTGAGAGATAATCAGTTGTTGATTATGTTAGGGGGGATAAAAGAGTTGGCCAAGATGAGAGGATATAGTTCTGTGGATTTTGAGGTAGAGAATATTTCAGACGGCTACGTCACAGCAAAATGTACAATTAAATGGGACGGAAATTACGAGTCGTGTGGGACAACCTACACAGATGTTGCAAACGCTAGTCTGGACAATACAGATTCTTTTGCGTCTAAATTCCTTGAGACCATCGCCTGTAACAGGGCTTTTGTCAGGTGTGTTAGGAATTTTCTTAACATCCATATCGTTGGTGCTGACGAGATAGACAAGTCTAAAGGGTCCAAGGTCTTACAAAGCTCAAGCACTCCAAACTTTACTGTCTCAGCAGCGACCACAACACCCAAGGGTCTTCTAGAGAAGTATCTTAGGGACAAGCATGAGGTAACCAATTTCGATGGGTTTAAAGATTTGCTAAGGCTTCTCTGGAAAGAGGAGAAGTATGTGAACGAGGATGTCAAAGATTGGGGTTCCTTTAACGACATCCCTGTAAAGGAGGTTAGAAAGCTTATTGCAGTCATAGCAAAGTGATAAAAAGGTTGGCTAGTGGAGAAGACTTTTGTCAGGCTGTAGATGACCTGACGAAAGCTCTTGATTTGGAGGGTGAAGATAAGAACTACCACTACCTGTTGCCGAATGGGGTAGACTCTATAAAGAAGGCTTTTGGCCATAGCAGGGTCTTAACTTCGAAAGTTTTTGTGTGGGCTAACCTAAATAATTCAGGCAATTATGATGCGGCTATAGTCTTCTTGAAAAACAAAGACCCTAGGCATGGTGTCGATATGTTCTCTGAGTATATTTGGTTGTCTTCAAACCCTAGGGCAGGTTATAAACTTCTAGCTACAGCAATAAAATTTGCTAGAGACAATGGGTTTGAGTTTATACAAATGGGCTGTTCAGAAAAATCCCCCAACAAAGAAAAAGTTAAGAGCCTTTACAAGAGACTAGGTTTCTTAAAGGATAGCGAAACTTACATAGCTAAATTATGAATAACAAAAAGTCTAAGAAGATAAGAAAATTAATACTCAACACGAACGATGAAATATCAAGAAGAAATTATAGGAGATTCAAAAAACAATATAAAAGTCTCTCAGGTCCAGCTAGAGAAGAGTTTCTCAAAACCACAGAGGAGTTCTTTAAGTCGCTGGGCGAAAAATAAAATGGGAGCCTTTTGGGTTAAGACGAAAGGAGACAACCATTTTCTTTCAGGGGTTGTTGAGTTTGAAGGGAAGAAGATCCCTGTGTGTATTTTCAAAAACAAATACCAAGAAGGCTCTACACCGCACTTTCAAATGTACAGGATGGGTGAAGAGTAATCACTTCTTTATAAATTTGTCGGGGTTCTTCTCAAATTTTCTAGCTAGTGCAATAATCCCATTTATGATTTCTGGGGCCACAACCCCTATAACCCCATAAGATACTGCTTTTATAAAGTCGCTTATAGGGGCGTCTTGAAGCACAAACCAAAGTATACCGGACAATATCGCTGCAGCGACTACATTCCTAACGAATGTTTTTAATGAGTATTGTCCTTTGTAAGTTAGCATTCTCGCCACCATCCCTGATGCTCCTATTAGTGGTATCAACCAGCCCCCGTTAAAGAACTCCCC